CCCGGTACAAATACATCAGCACTACCGAGAACGTGAACATAGGCGGCTACAAAGTCAACGTGATTGAATTGGAAATTGTCAATGACACTGGCGGTAACATCTAAGGGATGCTATATCTAAGGGCTGATGAAAGGAGGCCACATGGCCAAGAACCCAAAAGGACCATACGTAGAGGGCCTGCCCATACCTGAGAAGCGCCCCGGCAGTGAGCGCTTTGCTGACTGGACGTTAGACACCATTGTGCCGCATGAGCCCGGTGAGGTGCTGGTGAATGATGACCCCAGTGACCCGTACCGGCTTGCCGGTCATGGTACAGGGAAGAGAAAGCCCAAGTAAAAATACCCTCTAGGCAAAGCGCGGGGGGCAGCGTATGCTTCCGCGCGTTGCTTTGATTGAGGGAGACAATACATGGGCGACCCAGAGCCAGAGATTGTTGAAGACAACAGCCTGCCCCGCGCGCCGCTGTCAAAGCCCACCCCACCGCCGCCGCCGTCTGATGAAGAGGAGATTGTTGAAGACAACAGTCTGCCCCGGCCGCCGCTTGAAAAGAAGCCTGACCCCAACCCGGTACCGGCACAGCCCGTGCCCGGTGAGGCTGACACCGCTGATGAAGACCCTGATGCGGCATAAGGGAGTTTAGCGTTGCGTGCGGTCATAGACAAGGCAGAAGACCTGCCTGAGGCATTCAAGTCTGAGTACGTTGAGAAGGACGGCAAGTTCTATCTTGACCTAGACAGCACCATCAACACCCACACCAGCATCATGCCGCTGAGCATTGCGCTGACCAATCTCAAGAAGGAAAAGAAGACCCTTCAGGACAAGATTGTGGTGCTTGAGGCCAAGACCACTGGTCTGCCGGATGACTTTGACCCGGCCAAGTATGCTGACACGGTGGCAGAACTTGAGACGCTGAAAAAAGACCCAGACCGTGACAAAGACGCTGAATTAAAGCTTCAGAAAGAACGTGAGCGCTATGAGCAGCGCCTGCGTGACGCTGAGGCCAAGCGTGTGGCCGACCTCAAGGCCAAAGACGCTGAGATCACAGAACGTGACACCCTCATTCATGAGACGCTGGTTGACGGCGGCTTGACTGAGGCGCTGGTCAAGCACGGCGTTGCCAAGGAGTTCATGGGTGCTACCCGTGCGCTTCTGCGCGGGGCCGTGAAAGTGCAGAAGGGTGATGATGGCAAGCGCCACGCCGTAGTCAACACTGACCTTGGTGACGTTGACATTGATCACTTTGTGGAGAACTGGTCTAAGTCAGATGATGGCAAACCATTCGTGGTACAGGCAAAGGGGTCTGGTGGCCACGGGTCGGGTAATGGACGTGGCTCTGAGATCAACCCGTGGGTGAAGGAAACCTTCAACCTCACGGCGCAGGGCCAGATCATCAAATCTGACAAAGACAAGGCACGCCGTTTCATGAAGAGCGCAGGCCGCTCCACCCATGAAATTGAAGTAGCGCTTGCATAGGGTCTGCCGCGTAACCACGGGCAGCCCTGTTACCCCAACCATAGGTCCCCCAGCCGCCGCGTAAGCACGGGCGCTGGCCAAGGCCCGCCCCAACCCACGGTTAATCAACTGGGTTAGGTTCATGTTCACTCATGCGCCATCTCAAGGAGATTGACCTATGGCCGCTACCAAAATTGCCGACGTTATTGTGCCGTCGGTCTTCAACCCCTACGTTGTTGAGAAGAGCGCCGAACTTTCAGCGTTCTTCACCTCAGGCGTTATTCAGACCGTCGGTGAACTGAACGTGTTCGGCATGAAGGGCGGCACTACTGTTGCCATGCCGTTCTGGAAGGACCTGACCGGCCAAGAAGAAATTCTGTCTGACGTTGTGCCGCTGGGCGTGGACAAGATCACCACCGGCCAAGACATTGCCGTGCTGCATGCACGCGGCAAGGCGTGGGGCGTCAATGATCTGGCAGAAGCCCTGTCAGGTGATGACCCCATGGAGCAGATCGGCGCGCTGGTGGGTGACTTCTGGCAGCGCCGCTGGCAGGCACTGCTGATCAGCACCCTGCAAGGCGTCTTTGCCAGCGCAGCCATGAGCGGCAACGTGCATGACATCAGCGCCGCCGCCGCGCCTGACAACATCATCAGCGCCAACACCATTGTTGACGCCATGTACAAGCTGGGTGATGCCAGCCAGCGCCTGACGGCGTTTGCCATGCACAGCGCCACGGTGGCCGTGCTGGTCAAGCAGCAGTTGATTGACTTCCAGCTTGACAGCGAGGGCAAGCCCACGCTGCCGTACTACATGGGCAAGCGCGTCATTGAAGATGACGGCATGCCGGTCAACGCGGGCGTCTACACCAGCTACCTGTTTGGTGCCGGGGCAATCGGCTACGCAGACGGCGGCGCGCCCACGCCAACTGAAACTGACCGTGACAGCCTTGCCGGTGAAGACATCCTGATCAACCGGCGTCACTTTGTCATGCACCCGCGCGGCGTGGCGTGGATTGGCGTGGCAACCGGCGTCAGCCCCACCAACGCTGAACTGGCCATTGGCACCAACTGGAACCGGCGCTACGGCAACAAGAACATCAGGATTGTGCAGTTCAAGCACAAGATTGTCTGAGCCGGCGCGTTATGGCTTTGGGCGGGGGTGACCCCGCCCGCCTGACAACATCTTAGAAAGGAGTACCCGTCATGGGTCTGTCAGCATTCAGCCGCGCGCGTGTCTCACTGTTGCCTGAAATGGAACTTGAGGCCAAGCGCTTTGAAGAGTGGAACGCCGCCCACCAGAAGAGTTTTCGTGACCTTGATGACATTCATGACGGCCTGTCATCTGACAAGCGGCTTGATGCCATCCGCAAGGCCGCTGAGAAGGGCAACAAGGCCATTGGTGAGAAGGTAGTGGCCGGTCTTCAGGAAAACGTAGAAGGCACTGAAGACAGTATCGACCAGAAGATGCGTGAAGACCATGTGCGTGACATGGTCGGCCGCCGCCACGTGGTTGAGCCGCAGGGTGAGCCGCAGAGCATCACTGAGCGCCTGCATGAGCGCATCCCCACCGGGGCTACCGCGTCTGAGGCGCTGATCAAGAAGACTGACGTGCTGGGGCTTGGCCCCACCAAAGAAGAGGTCGATGCCGCGCAAGCTGAGCAGGAACCATGGGCACCGCCTGAAGATGAACCCACTCCTCCCGCATCTTCAGGTGGTGAACCTGTGGCCAAGAAGGCCGCTGAGCCCGCCGCAGACAAGACGGACAAGAAGGCCGCGCCGCCCCCTGACCCCAAGAAGAAATAACGGGGGCAGCTTTGGCTCACTACGGTTCTGAGAGTGGCTTTGAGGCATACTGTCTCAGGTTGGGCTACACCGTTTCAGCCGGTGAAGTTGACCCCGCGTTGGAGCGCGCCACCGCCTACCTTGACGGCCACTACGGGGTCCGCTACCCCGGTGTGCCAACCGGGGGCTATTCTCAGGAACTAGGGTGGCCTCGTACTGGTGTTACTGATTGCCGTGGTTACCCGGTCCCCTCAGACGTGGTGCCCATGGAAATTGAGTACGCCACCTATGAGGCCACCCGCCGTGAACTGACCACACCGGGCGGCCTGCACCCTGACGTGGTTGAGGGGCAGATCAAGAAGAGCGTCAGCGTTGAAGGCGCTGTCTCAGTGACCTACGCTGACCCGCAGGGCGGCGCTGTGGCGTCACAGCAGCCCGTGGTGACCCAGATTGACCAGATGCTGGCGTGCCTGCTTGGCGGGGCTGTCAGTGGCCGTACCGTGACCAAGTGGCTGGCGCGCACATGAGTGATGCATTCTACCAAGAGATGGTAGGCATTGCCGGTGACCTGATCACCGAGTACCAGCAAGGCGTCATTGCGCTTGAGCGGCGCACGCAGCCACCAGCCACGCCGCCAGAGTGGGACCCGCCGCCATCTGAGGTTGCCCAATACCCGGTGGTGGGCGTGGTGCGCAATGTGGACCGCCGCTTTGTTGACGGCACGCTGGTGATGGCCACTGACCGCATGGCCACCCTGCCCGCGCGCAGCCTGCCCGCAGGCATTGTGCCGCAGATGACGGATGTGCTGTACATTGACGGTGAGCCGACCACCGTCAAGAAGGTGATACGAGTGCCTGAGGCGGGCATCATCATAGTCTACAAGCTGATATTGGGGAGTTGAATGGCAATCCCCACATCACTGCAAGAATTGTTGGACCAGATGGAGCCAAGGGTGCAGCAAGCATTCCTTGACGCTATTGCTGACATCAGTGATGAAACCACCATTGCGGCGCTTGAGAAGGCTATCGCCACCGGCAACATTGAGCATGCGCTGAGCGTGCTGAACCTAGACCCGGCCATCTTTGCGCAGGTGGCTGATGAGGTGAGCGACATCTACAAGTACGCCGCCGTGCTGACCGCTGAGGCGGCGCGGGCCACCATCAACCCCATGACCGGCAGCCGCGTCATCTTCAGGTTCAATGTGCGGTCTCCCCCGGCTGAGCAGTGGCTGCGTGAAGAAAGTTCACGGCTGGTGGTGGGCCTGAGCAAGACCGCCCGCACCACGGTGCGCCAGACCCTTTCAGATGGCATTGCAGTGGGTCAGGGGCCGCGTACAACGGCCCTAGACATAGTGGGGCGCATATCTGCCACCACGGGCCGCAGAGAAGGCGGTACGGTCGGCCTGACGCCCAGCTTTGCCAAGTACGTGCACAACGCCAAGATTGAACTGCTGAGCGGTGACCCGGCCATGCTGGCCAACTACCTGACGCGCATCAGGCGGGATAAGCGCTTTGACGCCAAGGTGCACCGGGCGCTGGCCAGCGGCAAGCCGCTGTTGGCGGCTGACGTGGCCAAGATGGTGGGCAAATATTCAGACAGCCTGCTGAAGCTGCGCGGTGAGAACATCGCCCGCACTGAGACGCTGCTGAGCCTGCACGCGGGGCAGGCTGAGGCCATCCGTCAGATGATTGCCGCTGGCAAGGTGCATGAAGATGACGTGACCAAGATATGGCGCACCAACCGT